TCACAATTATTTCTATGTATAAAATCAATAAATTTTTTGCTGTCCCATTCTAATTTTTGATCACAATTTGTAATAATTAACTCTTCATCATTATTAATATATTGTTTGGCGTACAATGCTGCATCAGCAGCACCTAGTTGATTTTTATCTAATTTTATTTCTACGCACCCTGGAGCAATATCTTTTAATATATTTGATAGCTTTTCATTATAATTATTATTCTCATATTGTCTTGTTATAAATATAAATTCGCCATTTATTCCTAAAGACTTTACAGAATGCTCAATTAATGTTTGGCCATCAATTTCTATTAAAGGCTTAGGAGTTTCTATTCCTACATTTTTAAATCTGGACCCTAAGCCCGCCATTGGTATTACAATTTTCATTAACAGTTCCTAACTATTGTATGAAAATTATAGCATTTAATCCTCTTTTCTTAAAGGGATAGTTGCAAGCCAAATAATGGTAGCTATTAATGTAGCCACTCCAACTACTTGTTGGGCACTTCCAGTAAGCGTTAACCATGCAATAAAGAAGCCGAGTAGGGTAAATATTTGAGCAATGCTTTCTTTAATTACTTCCCAGGCATAATTTAAAACCCTTTTTAATACTTTCATTATGTCCTCCTAGTCATAGCGGCTGCTATGATATTACTTGCAAGAATTACAGGAATTACTACTTCCTGTGCTTTTTCTCTTTGATCATCTGTCATATCCTTACCCCATTCTGATGGGTTAAGGACTTTAGATAAATCTATATTAGTTAATACTGCTATTGGATCCGCCAAAAATTGTTCTGCAGCAATTTCAGTAGTAGCATCTGCCAAAGTATATGGCATAGGAGCATATAAATTCTGCTCTGCTCTACTAGAAAATTCTACAATTGCTACAGCTAAAACTGGATTATCTTTTACTGCCTCTGCAATAATTTCTAAATCTTTTGAAGCTATATTTAAATCAGCTGCTAGCTCTTTTTTAGCCTCTTCGGATAAATTATTTATTGTATTTGATAATTCAGTAGCTAATTTAGCATCATTAACACCAATTAGTTTATTTAGTTTATTTAATTCTTCTTCAGAAATTGGATTATCTATGTTATTATTATCAGATGGTAAATTTACAACTTCTTCGTCAACAGATAAATCTTGTTCAGGCTCTTGAACTGGATCTGTATCCTCTGGCTGAGGTGAAGGTTCTTGTGAAGGCTCTGGAGTTGGATCAGCATCTTCATTCTCCTCATTTGTGGTATCAGAACTTGGAGAAGGATTGGGATCTTCTGGTTCAGTTTGTTCTTCACCATCAGGAAATCTTGGGTCCTCTGGCGTGATGATTTCTGGATCAACTTCTACGTCTGGTTCAGGATTAGTTGATGGCTCTGGATCAGGCGATGGCTCTGGATCAGGTGTTGGCCCTGGATCTAAAGGTAATTCTGGATCTGGCTGAACTTCTTCGCCATTAATTGCAGCAATTAAATTATTTAAATTTCCAATTTCTTCTGCTAGCTGTGCAGCCTCTGCAATTTGTTCTTGTTGTTGTTCTGGTGTGATTGGAGTTGGTGTTGGGCTTGATGTTGGATCTACGATTGGCTCTGCTTGCAATGTAGGTGCAGCAGTAGGTGAAACTTGAGTAGCACCCCATGACTCAAGGGAGACAATAGATCCATCATGAAGTCTTACCCCAGTTCTAAGATTATTATATTGTGGACCTTGGTAGCTATACGCTACAGATATGCCTCCTGTATTTGTTATTGCAACTAAAATATTTACTGTGCTAGGTTCTGCATTCCAATTTCCAAATGGAACCATATTAAGATTTATTTGAAATCCACCTTCAGAATAATAGATATCTAGTCCTTCAGTTCTTCCTGCATATCCTGGATACCAATCCATAGAATACAAAGAAATAGACGGGGTTTGTGGATAGTCCCAGTATGTTCCATCTGGAACGCCGAATGTGATTACAGAATTTGTTGTTGCGTATACATTAGAATACTGTACTCCATCAAAAGTTATGCTAGTAGCTATAGGTATTTGATATCCCAAATCATCGCCAGAACATGTGTCCATATAATGGACTGTTGGCTCTGTATCGCCTTCATAAGCGGCAGCTATTGTTTGTGCTTGTAATTGACTAACGCAAGTTGCGTAAGAATTTAATGGAGTAAGGACAATCCAGCCAAATCCTAAAATGGCGGCTAATGATAATCTCCATGCTTTTGTCCTAGTCAACTAAATACTCCTTGTTACAAATCTTATAACAAGTTAATTATATCATTGAACTATTATTAATTAAGTTTTGCTATTTGAGATTTTGCAACTTTTAAAGCATTGCCAGATATGGATGCGTATCCCTCTATTTTATTACATTTGGTAATTGCAAATGTAAAAAAATCTTTTATTGCTGAAGAATTTTCTCCAGACTTTACATAGGCTATACCATAAGCAAAAGTTGATATATTGTATGATCCATTTGATTTCAATAAGTAATCTATAGTAGCAGTTCCATCTTGATTAAATTTTAAATGAGATAAAAATGATGAGGCAGAATTAATAGTTGGAGCAACAAATTTACCTGCTCCATTTTCTATTAAAGCGCTTTGCATTCCTCTTACATAAGATACTTCGTTGTAAGCAATAGATCCATTAAACATTTTTTGTGTAAATGCTACCTGTGTAGATCCACTTACGGATTGAAAATATGGAGATAATGTTCCTGGAAATGCAGTTTTAAAATCTTTATTTCCATTTTTATTCCAAATAGTTGGAGCAACTTTATTAAGATAAGACGTAAAAACTTCAGACGTACCAGATCCGTCTGCTCTATATACAACAATTATATTAACATTAGGTAATTTACCGCTATTTAGTTTGGCAATTTCTGGATCATTCCATTTAGTTATTTGACCAGCAAATATTTTTGCTAATACTTCATTTGATAATTTTAATCTTATTTTATAATTTGGTAAATTATAAACAATAGCAATTGGCCCAGATACTAACGGAACATAAACAAATTCTTCTGTAGGTTTTTTATCAGATGCCCCATAGGGAGTATCTGATACTGAGAAGTCTACTAGTTTATTAATAAAAAAGTTTCTACCAGCTCCAGACCCATTTGCCTGATATGTTAAACTATTTCCTGTTTGCTTTGCATATAGTATTCTACATTGTTCAATAAAATTTGCAGAAAAAGTTGAACCTGCCGCTTTTAAATTTATTTCTGCATTTGCAGACGGGATATAAAAAAGGCTGGCCAATAAAGCCAGCATCAAACTAAAAATTTTAATTTTCATAGTACCTCCTAGTACAATAACAGTCTACCTAATTATTTTATATGAGGATATTTATTTTGGTTAACTAAAGATGAAATCTAAATTTATTTTCTATTATCTGTACTATAAAAGCCAGGTCCTTTAAGATTGATACCAAAAGTGCCAAATACTTTATTCATTCTGTTCCCACACTTTTCACATATTTCTGCAGAATCAGCTTGATCAAATGTTTTTGTTACTTCTATATTGAAATCACATTCAATACATGCGTATTCATATCTTGGCATTATCTATCTTTTCTTGTAATGCTGGCTTGTTTGGGATTCCTTCACCTTTTTGCCAATCTTCTTTTTGTTGATTTTGAACAAAAAGTTCTTCTTCTCTTAATTTCTTTAAAAGTTCTGCATCATCTTGTGCATCTACATAATTATATGAAATTAACATTGAGTATCTGTCTCCTTCTGTTATTTCACTAACTGCATGTACATTTTCTATTCCGACATCAAAACATATCATTGTCCCACAACCTGGCTTAATTGCGATATCGTGATCTCTAAAATTTAGATATCCGCCTTCGTAATCACCATTTAAATAAACTATGGTAACTAACTTATTTTGAGCCCATCCATTCGGTGTCCCATCTAGTTCTGCATTATCCGCATGATCCCCAGCAAATGAACCTTTACTCCATTTATGTGCACTCAAAGATAATGTAACTAGCTTTCTTCCAAATATATCTTCTGCTGTTTCTCTGAGTCTTTCTTTTAAAACATTAAGCCTATGATTAATTTCTTGGGGATAAGAATATCCTTGTGGCGGTATTGCATTTGAAGCACCGTAAAAACAAGTTGGTTGCCATGAATCTAAGCTATTCCAAAAATCTATAAAATACTTAGACTCATCATGAGTTAAATAGTTTTCAAACTCTACTATCCAATATGGACCTTCTCTATGAATTTTTTTATTCATTACTCCCCTTTTTATATGAGCAGTTTTTTACAGTCATGCTCAGGACTATTCCAGTTATTTATTGTCGCTGTCTCCCCCGACAATTACATTATACTATTTATTTAATTTTGATCGTTTTGGGTTTCTTTTCTTCGGGAATGTTACGTTCCACAAAGATGTCAAGAATACCGTCTGCCATTTCAGCACGATCCACCTCCATATACTCTCCAAGAGCAAAGGTGCGTGTGAACTTTCTGGTTGCGATACCCTTATGAAGAATCTGATTTTCCGATTCTTCGGTTTTCTCACCCTTAACAATTAAGCTTCCATTGTCTACAGAAACACTTACTTCATCCTTGCTGAATCCAGCAATAGCAAGTGATAACTGATAGGTATCTTCGTCAATCTTTACCAAATTATATGGCGGATAAGATTGATGATTAGCCTCACGATAGACATTAGAAAGACGGGTTAGATTATCAAACCCGATAAAAAAAGGATCTCTAAAAAGATCCATGGCAAATTGAGTTACCATTATTCCTCCTTTAAGCGAATAAGTTATTTAGGCCCCATTTGGCGACCTAAATACTATTATATCATTTGTGCCCCTGGTTGGATTCGAACCAACGCTTTTACGATTTTAAGTCGTATGCCTCTACCACTGGGCTACAAGGGCGTGTCCCCAGTAGGTATCGATCCTACGACCCACAGATTAAAAGTCTGTTGCTCTACCAACTGAGCTATAGGGACTTGCGAGCCCCCCGTCAGGATTGAACTGACGACCTTCCGCTTACAAGGCGGATGCTCTACCACTGAGCTAGGGAGGCCTAGCGTCCCCAACGGGATTTGAACCCGTGTTACCGCCGTGAAAGGGCGATGTCCTAGGCCCCTAGACGATGGGGACAGCGATCCGTATCGGACTTGAACCGACGACCTCTACCGTGACAGGGTAGCGTTCTAACCAACTGAACTAACGGACCACTTGACTATGAGTTTAAAATCTTAGCCAATGCATTAACTGTTGCAGCAATTCTTCCAATATCTCTTAATTGCTCTACAGTAAATCCTTCTTGCTTTAATGTTTCATAATGTGCTTTCACACAAAAATGACACTTGCCAATAATTGAAGATGCTAAAGAGTATGCTTCAAAATTAGCTTTGGTTGTTCCGCCATGTGATGTTATGGCATTCATTCTTAATTGTGCAGGCAACCCCTTAAGATTGACGTCATCTGCCATTTCAATATATGGATACCAAACATTATTTTGTGCCATAATAGCGCCTGCAGTCATTGCAGCATTTTTTTCTACTTCATTTGTAGAGCTTGCAGCAATAAAAGCAATCAACTTGCCGTTGCCAGTAGCAAAAGAAGCTGCCAGAGCTAGGTGTGTCGCTAGCTCTGGGTCAACTGTGCTACGATTAATAACAGCATCAAGATTTAACTTAATGTCTTTAGCATATTCTGGTAAAGATTCTTTTAGCTGTTCAACCCACATTATAGAGTTTCTCCGCCAACTGTTCTATTGCAAGCGCAAAGCTCTCCTGTTTGAAGAGCGTCAAGAATTCTTAATGTTTCTTCTGGGCTACGTCCAACATTAAGGTTATTTACAGTCACATGCTGAATAATATTATCTGGATCAATAATAAATGTAGCACGTAATGCTGCTCCTGATTCATAAGAAAATACACCAAGTTGTTCTGCTAGTCCTTCTACTTTTTCGTCTTCACCATCATAATGATACCTCATGGTATCAGCAAACATCCACGAATTTGTTTTCTTTAAATCCTCATGTGCATTACGCCATGCAATTTTACAGAATTCATTGTCTGTAGATCCAGTCATTAGAACTGCATCACGATCATTAAAATCATTTACTAATTTATCATATGCAACAATTTCTGTTGGGCATACAAATGTAAAGTCTTTTGGATAAAAGACAATTACTTTCCATTTTCCTGGAAAAGATTTTTCATTAATCTCTTCAAATGCATCGTCACCAGAAAGTGCTCCTGGCTTAACACCTGTTACTGAAAATGGTTTAACCTTATAACCAATTGTTTTCATTTTTCTCCTTATATAAGTGGGCTTAATCCCGCTGGACCACCAGGGCTCGAACCTGGGACATCAGAGTTAACAGCTCTGCGCTCTGCCGACTGAGCTATGGTCCAAAATCTATATTCGGCTTCCAGATTCTACTATAGATTGATAAGATACGTCAATATATTTTACATTTTTTTGAAAATCTATAATATTATTTTGGCCAGTATAGGATATCCCACTCTTGATATTATTTATTGCTTCTGAAAATGTTTTTTTAACACTTCCTTTAGCTTTAACAAATCCTTGAACACCCTCAACATGAAGCACCTTATCTTTATTTTCTCCAGAATCTATTTGAATTTCACGAGAAGCAAGTCCTCTAAATATAGCTTTTCCTTCTACTATTTCACCATCGCATTCGTCATGTCCTGCAAAAAATGAACCCATCATTACAGCACTTGCGCCTCCAGCCAAAGCTTTAACTATGTCGCCATTTTGTTTAATTCCTCCGTCAGCAACTATTCCATTAACTGAATTTTTATCTATTGAATCATATACATCCATAATTGAGGATAAAGTAGGAACTCCAAATCCAGTTACAATTCTAGTTGTACATGCTGATCCACCACCTATTCCTACCCGAACTGAATCTGCGCCAGCATCCATCAATGCATTATATGCATCTGCCGAAGAAACATTTCCTGACATGATATGAATTTCTTTTGGAATAACACCTCTTAAATGCCTTACTGCATTTATACAAACATCAGTATGAGCAAATGAAGTATCAATTAAAATAATTTTAATTCCGTATGATAATACCTTTTCTATAAAATCTTTGTCATAACATTCGTCTATGCTTATAGCAAATCCAGAGTTTGCGCCAAGATCTTTTGCTTGAGAAAACCTTTTTTCTGTTGTCTGAAATCTTTGTATAAATCCAAATCCTCCTACTTGCTTTACAGACTTTAACATATCTGTACTGCTTATATACTCCATAGGCGCCATCATAAGTGGTGTATATAAATTTAAAATAGCACTTGGATTATTTGGATTACCGAGTTTTGTTTCTACATTAATATCGCCTCTGGAAGATATGCTAGATTGTTTTGGTACTAACAATATGTCATCAAAACAAATAGATCTAGTGGAGGTATCTTTAATCATTATTTTAATCCTTTAAAGATTTCCAAGGGTTTGGCGGTAATTTAAGTATTGAATTTAATTGCCATGCCCAGGTCTGATGCTGTTCTAGTCTTTTAGAAATAAAATTATATAGACCATGTTCTTTTTTAATAAAAGATAGTTCTGCTAAAACTCTAATATCCTCTATCATTTTATTATTAATTGGAATAAGATGCTGAGCCATCTCTAAACCACAATATGTGTTTGGCTTTACATCCCCTAGAGTCTGATGATAAGAAAATTCTTCTATTGTGTAAGGTGCTTCTGACCCTAAACGTCTTAGCCAATTTGATACTTCGTTTAAAGAATTAAATGTATCTGTGTACATCTCTTCATATATGATTCTAGATTGTCTCATTAATACGGACTCTGTATTCCAATAAAATCCTTGTATTAAGTGACCGAATATAACTGTGTTTGCCTGAAATTGTTTCAAGGCATTAGTTAGTTGATCCATTTATATATCCTATCTACTATGTTAAAGCGCCCCTGAAAGGAATCGAACCTCTGACGCAGACCTTAGAAGAGTCTCGCTCTATCCACTGAGCTACAGAGGCTAGAAATTTTGATCTATGACTTTAAAATCTTTTAAAGCCTCATTTACCCAATTTCTTTCTGCTATTCTATACCAAACTGGCGTACCCTTGCAGTCTAGTGGGTCTTGTTTTTTATACAAACATCCTCTTTTTGGAGAAAAGTACCAATGAAAATTAAATTTGAAATCTGCTGGCTCACAAATTTCATATATTCTAGTGTCCTCATCTGCAACAAAAGAATTCACCATAGAACTACCAGAAAGAGAAATCACTCTTTCACTATTGACTATTATAGACATTTGTTGCAAAAAAGTCAATGATTCCATGTCCACTATTTGAAATCCTAATTTTTGTAATTCTTCTATCAATACATGTTCTCTTTCAACATACCTTTTGAAATTGTTAAATTTTTGTATTGCAAATTTATCATCAGAATAATATTTGTATAATATTTCTTCTGGCTGCATTCCTGGATGTTTTAATTTCCACTCTTCTATTAAATTTAAATACTTTCCCATATGAGCTTTATTTGCTTCTATTCTGGAAATATATATTCCAAAATTCTTTTTATTGGATACTGGTATATGTTTACGAACTCTATATTTAAATTTTTCTATTCCAGACCTTAGTATGTCATCAATATTAAAACATATTTCTAAATCCCTATATTCTTCTGCCGATTCTGTAAGGTAGAAACCGCCTGCAATATTTATGTTATTATATGGATTATTGTAACCTAAGTCATTATCTTCAATATACCATGGTGGAAGGTTAGCATTTTTTTCTAAATATACTTCTTTTGGCACAACCCTTAATTCATCAACAATCAAATATGCTTCTTCTATAATTAAATTAAAGGAAGCAGCACATTGAACTGCATTCATTTTTTCTTTAAAATCTATTTTATATAAATCATATATGTCTTTATAATAATCAGTTATTTCTGGAAAAGGTGAAGAACAATCTACTACTATAAACTGTGGCATGATATCTTTATCAAAATCATTTAAAATTTCAAATTGAGAAAACTTATCACTTAATGCATGATAGTATGGCATATCTGGAAATATAATAAAATGTTTACCTTTAATATATAAATTGTCTTTTTCTGGATTATCGTTAAGTTTTAAATTTTTAAATTTAATTATTTTAAAGTTAACTTTTTTTAATTTATGACATTCAACATCAATTGAATGATCTATATACTCAATGCTATCACAAGACTTAGCTAAATTATATCTTGGCCAAACTATTCCCACGTTTCCTCCAACGGTATTATTCCTTTTTCTACTGCTATCTCATAGCCTTCTTTTGAAAAATGCATTGTAGCTTGAAGATTTTCATCATATTCTACATTCATAAGACCATCTTCAAATAATTGAGCAAGGCTGTTATCAACATATTCCATATGCGATTCCCACAATTCTGGAGCTAACTCTTTGGTAGTTTCTTCATTTAATTCAAATACGGCTTCGCCCTCTTCATTATATCCCGCAAGTCTGATTGCACCTATCTCGATATAATATTGTATTTTTTTTAACGCTTCTTCGTCGTCCACTTTATCTCCTTTTGTGCACCAGGTAGGACTTGAACCTACGACTACCC